CTGTGGCTGCTCCTGTGAAATACGAAACCGCCATGATGAGCGCTCCCACCGCCCAGAGCAAGGGCAAGTACCTGTACTATGAGCGCTACTACTACGGCGCTTTCGTGCTGGCGCAGCGCACGGGCGGTATCATCGTGAACGCCGCGGCCTAAGGGGTAACAGCATGAGCGCGATTGTAGACTATGCCTATTATTTTACCGTCTACATGGGAACGGAGGCCGATGAAGTCTCCTTCCCGGCGCTGTGCGCCCGCGCTGAGGATGTGATCGGCGCGATGGTGCGGTGGCAAGACCCGGCCACCTTTGCTCCGTATCAGCTGACGCTCTATAAAAAGGCCATCTGCGCACAGGTGGACTATTTTGCGGTAAACGGCCTGGACAGCGTGGCCGGCGGCAGTGATACGGGCTTCACGGTGGGAAAGGTGAGCCTGTCCGGCAAAAGCGGCAGCGATCTGACGCGCAAGGGGGGCATGGCGGATCACCTGAGCCCCATGGTGCTGATGTACCTGGAGCAATCCGGCCTGATGGGGCCGCAGGTGGCCACCGCGCCCGATATGCCGTTTGTGGGGTGGTGGCCGTAATGTGGAAACCCATCCCGGAAAAAATCCTGCGCAGCACGGCGGAGGTGAAGGTTTGCACCGGCATCAACGTATACCAACAGCAGACCTACGAAACATACACCGTGCAGCATGTGCACCTGCAGCCCACCAGCGAGGTGCGCAAGAGCACCGATAATACCGATCAGCAGCTCAAAAGCCTTTTGTTTGTGGATGTGCGGCACAGCACCCCCGCCCTGGATTGGGAGGCGCTGTTCCTGCGCGCCCAGGCAAATGGCGGCGATATGCGGGTCATCGTGCGCGGGGTGGAATACACGGTGCTTACGGTGGACGCCTTGTGGGACGGCACGGATCATCTGCACCATTATGAAGTGGGCCTAAAGTAATGGCTGTAAAAATCAATATCAATCAGCGGGCCGTGGAGGCCAAAGTGATGGGTGCGTTTGAAAAATCGCTGTCCATCCTTTCCGAGGAAATCCTGAACGACTGCAACCAGTATTGCAAGGAGGATACCGGGGCGCTGATTGCCTCATCCCAGATCCATTCCGACTTAAAAGCGGGGAAGCTGGTTTGGCAGACGCCCTACGCCCGCCGGCAGTATTGGGAGATCCGCACGGCCTACACCGATACCAACCCCGGCGCGCGCTGGAAATGGGCCCATTACGCAAAAAGCAAGCTGATGCGCAAATGGGAGCGCCAGGCGCAGCGCCTGATGGAGATGAACCTATGACAAGCACCGTGATAGACGGCGTGATGCTGGCCGTGATTGATCTGATGAACGATACGCAGCCCTTTGCCCCCGTAACCCGGGGCGCGCTGGGCGCGGGAAACAGCATCGTATGCGAAATCGGCCCCACCGGCGCGGATGCCGTATTTATGGACAAAAACAGCCTGATCCCCCTGGATGTGACGCTGAACGGCAAGCATTCAGATTTGGAAACGCTGAGCCTGGCCCTGAATACAATCTTCAGCGCCCTGACCCGGGCCAAACAATACCCCAGCGGCAACGGCTGGGAAATCTACGATATAACCGTTGGCACCCTGCCGCAGATCATCGGCCGCGAGGAGAACGAGGGCTGGATCATGGCGGGGAGCCTGTATGTGAAATTTTACTGGAAAGGAGATTGATCCATGAATCCTGTATGGGCAAATCAAATCGAAATCGGCACGGAGTTTACCCCCGGCACCGGCGGCGCGGCCGGCACCTGGACCTATGCCACCCTGTGCAAGGGCATTGAAGGGATGACCTTCAACAGCGGCGAGCAGAACCAGCAGTATTTTTTCCTCTGCGGCAACGGCTACGCCCATAACGAGACCACCGGCAGCGCCCCCAGCATCCAGATCACGGGCCGCCGCGTTGTGGGCGACGCCGCCCAGGACTACATCGCTTCCAAGCAGTTCAGCCTGGGCACCGATCGCAACACCAGCGTAAAGATCACCGCCGAGGGCCAGGTGATCACCTGCGAATGCACCATCGGCGATGTTGTTTCCTTTGGCGGCAACACGCTGGATGTGAATAACTTCAGCTGCACTTTGTATTTCAACGGGCAGCCCACCGTTACGGCAGTTACGCCGTAAACCAGCGCCGGGGAGGGGCAACCTTCCCCGGCCTTTTCGTAGGGAGGTAAACCATGTTCCGCCGTAAATCCCAAACCCTGAGCCTGAACCGGGTATACGACAGCGTACCCATCCGGGAGGGCGACAGCATGATCACGCTGCGCGTGAACAGCGATGTAAACCGCCTGGTGGCCGGGATCACCCAGGCCCAGAAGCGCATGCGCGAACTGAACGCAGACAGCACCGAGGCCGAGCAGAAAGACGCGGCCCTTTATTTTGCGGCGGTGATCTTCGGCCAGGATCAGGCTGAAGCGCTGCTGGATTTTTACCAGGACGACCCCGGCTGCGTGTTTTTGATCTGCGGCCAGTATTTTACCAAGCGGCTGGCCAAGCTGATTGAAAACGCCCAGCGCAAAATGCGGGTATGAGGCTGCAGGACCGGCTGCCCCGCAGCGTAACGGTGGACGGCAGACGCTACCGGGTGGATCTGGATTTCAGGAACGTGCTGAAGATGATGGATGTGCTGGCCCGCACCGATCTGCTGGGCGGCTCCCGGGCCTATCTGGCGCTAAAATGCCTGATGCGCAGGCCGCCCCGCAACGCCGCGCCCGTGCTGGACGCCCTGCGGCCCATCCTGTTTCCGGAAACCAGGCGCAGCGCGGACGGCCAAAAGCTGACCGACTTCAAACAGGACGCCGCCCTGATCCGGGCGGCCTTTTTGCAGGCGTATGGCATTAACCTGTGGCGGGACCGGCTGCATTGGCTGGAGTTTGCCGATCTGCTGGCCGGCATCCCCGAGGGCAGCCGGTACAGCGATGTAATCGGCATCCGGGCGCGGCCCATGCCGCAGGCCACCAAGTACAACGCCAGGGAGCGGGAATGGCTGATGGAAGCCAAGGCCCGCTGCGCCCTGCAGATGGATGATAACGAGCGCGAGGCCAATTACAGCAGGTGCGTGCAAAACGTGTTTGCGGGGCTGCTGGCCATGGCGCGGAAAGGAGAACCCTGATGCCGGATGGGCAAGTAGTATTCCAAATTGAGGGCGATAACAGAAGCGTAAAACAAGCGCTGACCGAAACCACCAGCATTGTGGAACGGGAGAGCAGGAAATGGGATCAGGATACCGCCGCCGCAGGCAAAAGCATGGAAAGCGGCATGGTATCCAGCCTGAAGGCCATTGGCGCGGCAGCCATCGCCGCCAAGGTGGGCCAGACGCTGCTCAGCTGGGGAAGGGACGCCATTGCCGCCGCCTCCGATCTTTCTGAAGTGCAAAACGTGGTGGATACCGTGTTTGGAGAGGGCGCGGCCCAGATCCAGAATTGGGCGGACAAGGCGGGCCAGAGCTTCGGCCTGACCGAAACCCAGGCAAAGCGATTTACCAGCACCCTGGGCGCCATGATGAAATCCGCCGGGCTGGCAGGGCCGGAGATCATCACCATGAGCACCGACCTGGCGGGGCTGGCCGCGGATATGGCGTCCTTTTATAATATGGATTTTGATACCGCGTTCCAAAAGATCCGCAGCGGTATATCAGGCGAAACCGAACCGCTGAAGCAGCTGGGCATCAACATGAGCGTTGCAAACCTGGAAGCCTTCGCCCTGCAGCAGGGCATCACCAAGGCCTTTGACAAAATGAGCCAGGGCGAGCAAACGCTGCTGCGGTATCAGTATTTGATGCAGGCCACGGCGGACGCCCAGGGCGATTTTGCCCGCACCGCCGATGGATACGCCAACGCCAGCCGCAGGGTGGAGGCGGCCATGGAAACCATCAAAACCAAGGGCGGCCAGCTGCTGATGCAGGTGATTGAGCCGCTGACAAGCGGCATTGCCAATCTGCTGAGCAGCCTGACCGCCACGCCGCAAAAAACGGTGCTGGATCAGTTTAAGGAAATTGATCTGGAGACGGAGCAAAAGCTGGCCCAGATCAGGGCCACGGCGGAAGAAGCAAACACCCTGATCGGCGTGCTGGAGCAGATATCCGCCACCACCGTGCAGACCGCCCGCACCAACAGCCTGGTGTCCTTTGTAAACAGCTTTGCGGGCGATATCACCAGCCTGGATAAGGCCATGCAGGCCGCCAAGGCGGGCGACCTGACCGGAACAATCAACGGCCTGGCGGACAGCCTGAGCACACAGCTGGGCGGCAGCCCGGAGCAGTGGAACACCCTGCTGAACGCCATCAGCACAGCCCTACCCGGGGCCACCGATGCCGCGCTGACAGATGAAGGCCAGACCGCCGCCTGGATGGCCGCCGCAGCCGCGGCTGCGGATGATCTGGGCGACGATTACAGCCAGCTATGGGCCAGCCTGCTGCAGGCCTTGGGCAACAATGCCGGGGCCGTGGTATCGGCCTTTGCCAACGCGGGCAACCCGGGCAGCATCATCCAGTCCATTGCCGAGGGCGCAAACATCCTGAAAGCCAACAGCGTGGGCACCTGGACCGGCCTGCTGAATACCCTTAAAAAGGTGGACGGCCTGCAAAACCTGTTTGGGGACAGCAGCGCCGCGGGCAACGTGGCCAGCCTGGCCAACGCCCTGAGCGGCAATGCCCCGGATACCACCAAGGCCCAGGCCTGGGAAACCTTCCTGGGCGCGCTGGACGCCCACGCGGACGCGCTGACCACCCTGACGGGAACCGATGTGGACAGCACCAAGGCCTGGCTCAGCGGCATTGCCGAGGCGGCTAAGCAGCTGGACCCCAATGACGCCGCGGCCTGGGATACGCTGCTATCCAACTTTGTTGGCGGATTGCCCGGGCTGGAAAACACCGACGCCGGCAGCGCCTTTTTTGAGGCCATGGCGCAGAATTTCCTGGCCATGGGCACGGACAGCGAACAGGCCCGGGCAGGGCTTGCCGCGCTGGGGCTCAGCACGGATCAAATCAATACGGCGCAGACGGAATGGCTGGAAACCTGCCGCCGCCTGGTGCAGACCATCCCCGGCCTGAGCGATATTATCAATCTGCAAACCGGCGAGGTGCAGGGCGGCGCGGACGCCGTGAGAGAATATGTTACAGAATGGCAATCGCTGCAAGATAAGATTGCCCTATGGGGTGCCATTGACCAAAAGCAGCAAGCTCTTCAGCAAAAATATTCTGAGCTTCCCGGTCTTGAAATTGATATGCTTGTTGCACAAAACAGGCTTAGGAAAAATCAGGCTGCGATTCAGGCGCTGTTTGATAAATATGGAATTCAAGGTTATAACGGCACCACAATGGATGTAAACTTTGCGGAGTCTTACCATATTTCCAAAGAAGATATAGCTGCGTATAACAGCTTGATGCAGGCGCAAGAAGGGCTGCAGCGCGAAGCCACAAGAACTACCAACGCTTATCATGAGCAAAAGGCTGCCTATGATGAAGCGAAAGAAGCCATTGCGGAAGAGCAGCAGATATTGGCCGAGGAAATTGGCACGCTGGACGAACTAACCGGCAGCACCGATGCCGCCACCGAGGCCACCCGGGAGCTGACCGACGCCGAGAAGGAAGCGGCCAAGGCGGCGCTGGATACCGCCAACAACGCCCTTTCGGCCCTGGCGCAGTACACCAAGCAGGTGCACGACGCCACCGCCCAGCAGGTAGCGCAAACCGTCAAAGGCTTCACGGCCATGGCCCAGTATAAGGACGGCATGCTGCAGTTTCTCTCCCCCGCCGAGCAGGCCCGGAACAAGCTGAAAGCCCTGACGCAGCAGATGGCAGAATACCGCGCAGCGGGCAAGGATGCATCCGGCCTGGAAAGCGTGGCTGCGGAAGCCGAGAACAGCATCCCCAGCATCCAGAACATGACGGAGGCCCTGGAAAGCCAGATCCAGTACATGGCGGAATACAAGCGCGCCATGGCGGATGCGGCGGCCAGGGGCGTGGATGCCGATATCCTGGCCTGGCTCAGCGATGGCAGCGTGGAAAGCTTCGATTACTTGCGGGAGCTGGCCAACGGCACCGGCGATATCGAACAGCTCAATCAAAAATGGCGGGAGGCCCAGGCCGCGTCCGCTGATTTTACCAACAGCCTGACGCAGCAAAAGCTCTCCGCCGATGAAACATTCACCGGCCTGGTGGAATCGGCCAACGAGGCCATCGCGGCCCTGGATATGCAGCAGGGCGCGCAATCCGCCGTGGAAACCACGGTGCAGGGCATTGTAACCGGGCTTCAGAACAAGCTGCCGGAGGTGGAAACCGCTGTAAACAACATCCTGAACACCATTGCGCAGCTGCAGGGCATGGGCGATTACGGCCTGGGCTTTAACGGCTTCCAGTTCAGCGCCCCGGTGGGCTTGGGAAGTTCCAGCAGCTCCACCGATGTAAACGTGCAGACCAGCGTATACCTGGATGGCCGGGAGATCAGCAACAACACCGCCAGCCATATGGCGGACAGCATGCGCGCGCAGGAAAGGGCGGGGGTGACGCAATTATGATCCTGTTTAACGGTACGGCCCTGGAAACCCAGGTGCCTGTCATGGTGGAGGATGTGCAGGTATCGCCCATCCAGCTATCGCCCCAGGCCCGCCAGCGGCCCATCCGCTTCGGCGCGGATTTTGTGCGCATGGGCGGCGGCACCCGCACCATCACCATCACCTTTGCGCTGCTCAACGATCGCAGGGATCAGCGGCAAACGCTGCTTCGCCAGGTGGCCCGGTGGGCGCGCAGCCAGGAAGAGGGCAGACTGCAGCTCCCCGGCTACCCGGACGTATACCTGCAGTGCATTTGCACCGAATTGCCCAGCGCGTCCATCCGCCAGTGGTGGGACGCCAAAATGCGCCTGGTGTTCACTTGCTACGATAACCCCTATTTTACCGATCTGGCGGAAAAAAGCGCGGTCTGCGGCAGCGCTTTTAACGTGGTAGGCGATGCCCAGGATGGCCCGCTGATGCGCATTGAGCGCACGCTGAGCGCCCAGGCCAATAACCAAATCTATTCAAACGGCAGCGAAACCATGACCTTCTCCCAAATCCCCGCGGGCAATCTGGTGATCGATCTGAACCGGCAGCTTGCCACGGTTAACGGGCAAAGCATCATGCAGTATTACACCTTCGGCAGCTCCTTTATCCTGCCCCAGGAGGGATTGCAGACCATCACGGGCACCGGCTCCATAAAATGGCGGGAAAGGTGGGAGTAAATGCAGTTCCTTTTCTTTAACGCGGCGGATCAGCCGCTTTTTTTGCGCATGGATGCGGAGCAGGCCGCTTGGACCGTGGAGGAAATGCAGCTCAGCGCCGTATTCCCCTACGATCCCGCCCGGGTGATCCAGCGGGGCCAGCGGGTAGGCTTCACCGATGAGGTGGGCATTTTCCAGCCCTTTGAAATCCGCAAGGTGGAGCTCCTGGAGCCCGACCATTACCAGCGCATCACCGCCGAGCACATCGTGATCAGCGAATTGACCGATGAGCATTACGGCGGCGCGGAGCTGGAAAACGTAACGGCCCAGGCCGCCCTTTCCGGGCTGCTGTCCGGCACGTTATGGCAGGTGGGCACCGTGACCGCCTCCGGCACATCCAGCGCCGATCTCAGCATGGGCAGCGTATGGCAAAACGTGCGCACCATTGAGCAAAACTGGAACGTGTACATCACGCCCCGGGTCACCTTTAACTCCACCGGCATCACGGGCCGCTATCTGGATATAGCGCCCGCCGGAGGCACCTGGCGCGGCATCCGCCTGAGCCTGGATAAAAATGCCGATGAGCTGGGCGTAGTGATCGATGATACCAACGTGATAACCGCCATATACGGCTACGGCGCAACCACCGACGGCCAGCCGCTGGATTTTTCCAGCGTAACCTGGACACAGACCGCCGATCATCCGGCCAAGCCCGCTGGGCAAAAATACCTTGTGGACCCGGCGGCCACTGCGGCATATGGCCGAAACGGGCGGCCCCGGTACGGCTTTTACCAGAACAGCGATATCACCGACCCCAACATCCTATTGCAAAAGGCCTGGGAATCCCTGAAAACCAGCAATACCCCGGCAGTGACCGTCAATTGCCTGGTGCGCGATCTGTACCGCCTGGGCTATGCCGATCAGCCCATCCGCCTGCACGATACCGCCCTGGTGCAGATCCGGCAGACCAATACCAATTTGCAGCTGGAAATCATCAAGCTGACCGTGGATCTGCTTAACCCCACGGCCACCCGGCCCACCATCGGCGCGTACATCCCCAACATTATCTATATGCTGCGCCAAACCGAGCAGGCCGCCACCGGCGGGGTATCGCCCACGGCCAGCGGCAGCAGGGGCACCAGACGGGGCGGCGGCGGCGGCCAGACCAACCGGGAGCGGGAGCTGAGCGAGTTTGAGACCGAGATCCTGCAAAACCAGTATCAGATCAGCCTGCGCGCCTATCAGCGGGATCTGGAGCACACCGATCAGATCGTGGCGGAATCCTCCGTAAAGATCACCGCCCAGGGCACGCAGATCAGCGCCCTGCGCACCGATGTAAACAGCCAGGGGGAGCGGATCGCCACCAACGAGGCCCGGATCACCGTCAACGCGACCTCCATTACCTCCGAGGTTACGGACCGCACCAATGCTGATAACGTGCTCAGCAGCCGGATCACCCAGACCGCAAGTGAGATCACACTAAAGGCGGACAAGGTGACGGTGGATGCGCTGCAAACCAGTATCACGAACCTTACAACGGGTGTTACAACGGCAAGCAGCTTGCGAGTTACGAACCTTGTTGTAGCTGGTAACGGTTGCAGCTGGATCAGAGTAACAGCAACAAGCGGTATATATAGGCTTCTTGGAACCTATGACGAATAAGGAGGCCCCATATGGACGTTCGCCTTTACTCCCTCAGAAAAACCCTGAACGAAATCGAGGTGCACGGCAGCGAAAACCTGGATCGGCTGCTGGGATGCATCCAGACCATTGATAAAATGATTGCGGAAGGAGAACAGCATGAACAGAATCAGACTGAATGACGGCACCGAATACCCGGTGGAATTCTGCGGCCTGTCCGATAACGTTGTGGGCTTCCGTATTTCAGCCCCCGGCACCATCGCGGATTTGGCCCCGATCTTCGGCGACCCGGAAAAAACGGCCAAAATCACCTACCTGCTGGACAATACCCTGGTGCCGGATCAGCCCATCGTGGCGGCGGTGTATGAGGGCTATACCCGGCATATCGGCCTGCTGATCGACCGCTGGAATGGGCGGCCCATGGTACAGCTGACAAAGGAGGGATAACCCATGCAACCCCGTGAAACATGGCTCCAGGCCGATCTCCGGAAGCCCGCCCAGGTGCAGGCCCTGCGGGGCGTGATGTTCAGCCAGGATAACCAGGGCGATCTGGTGGGCGTGGAGGTGTACGATGGCGGCGCGCCCGTTTCCCTTTCCGGCAGCGTCATGGGCTATATCGTCAAGGATAACGGCGAAACCGTGGGCGTCCCCGGCCAGTGCGCCGAAAACCGCGCCTGGATCGTATTGCCCGCCAACGCCTACGATGTGGCGGGCATGCTGCATATCGCCATCCAGTGGAAGGAATCCAGCGCGGATACCTCCCCGGCCCTGACCCTGGGCATGTGCGCCGTGTACGTGCAGCGCACCCAGACCGGCGATATCGTCACCCCGGAATACCGCATCCTGGATGTGGCGGCCATCCTGCAGATGATCAGCGATGTGACCGCCGCCACCACCGCCGCCAATACCGCAGCCGGGAACGCCCAGGATATGGCCGATCTGGCTGAGGAAAAGGCGACGCTGGCCAACACCAAGGCCGACCTGGCGGATCAAAAGGCCACCCAGGCCAATACCGCCGCCGCAGCAGCCAACGCCGCAGCCGCAGCCGCCCCCACCGTGCTGACCGCCACCATAGAGTATGCCGCATCCAATAGCGGCACCGTCACCCCCAGCACATGGGAGAGCGCCCCGCCCTCCGTTCCCCAGGGCAAATGGCTGTGGATCAAGCAGACCCTTGCCTGGGATAACGGCCAGACCAGCACCCTGTATACCAAGGCATACCAGGGCCGGGACGGCGCAGGCACCGTATCCAGCGTCAGCGTTGGCAGCAATACGCCCACCTATGCGGACAGCAATAATAACGTGGCCCTGCCCATTGACGCCGCACCCACCCAAGGTAGCAGCGCCTTGCTGACCAGCGGGGCGGTGTATACGGCGGTGAAAGCCGTAACACCCATCACCGTTGATATGGGCACGATCAGCAGCCTGCCAATTACAAAGACAGCAACGGGCGTTACCGCAGATATGACGGTGGACAGCTGGGAGATCGGTACGCCAAGCGCGTTCAGGAGTGATCTGACCGTTACCACAGCGGACGGCAGCGTAACCGTCAACGGCAGCATATCCGGCAGCAGCACGCTTAAAATCAAATTGAGCAAAACGACCAACGTAACAGGAGAGGAGGTCGCCGAAGAATGAGCCAGAGCGTGATCCCGATTGAATCGATGACATATGAATCGTATGTTGATGGCAAAATACGCCTATATCGCTACGGAAAGGTGCGTATACTCGTATGCTCATGGGACGGCGAAATTTCGCCATCAGCCAAAACGCTTGTCACGCTTGATTCCGGGGATCGTCCGGAGCAGGATATGACGGTCAGTGTCCCGGGGTGGCTAGTGAACAACCGGCAGCGCATGAACGTGTCCACTCTCGGAGCAGTGGCAATTGCAAGTAACGCCGGCACTTATTCGGATTTTTTCTTTGTACAGATTACTTGGATCGTGCCGTAAAGGAGGGATACCATGGCCATTATACAGGGCTCCAATGAGCCGCTCGTGATCCAGTTTGATCAAAATGTCAGCGGGTTCCCGCAGTTTGTGATTACCCTCTGGCGTACCAAATCCACAGGAACCTATGACCTGATGAAACAGTGGGCCAAAGCAGACATGACCATTGACGGTGACACCGTGACACTACCGCTCACCGAATCCGAGACCCGCGCCCTGCCCGTGGGCTGGCTGCAGGTGGAGGCAAAAGGTCTGGACAGTGAGGGCAATACCCTTTTCTGGGCGGAGATGGGAATCGATGTGGCCTTCCGCCGTGACAAATCCATTACATTGGGAGGGAACAGCAATGCCTGAGATGGGCACGATGCAGCAAATCAACTCCGAGCCTCTGCGGACCGCAACCGTATTGACCCCGCAGTCTCAGGCTGAGCAGTACGCCCGGGAGGCCCAGCAAGCCGCCGCTGAGGCCGCCCAGTCCGCAACGGAGGCCCAGACCGCCGCCGAGAGCGCGGCGCAGGCCGTGGCCGGGGCTGTCAAATACAGCGAGGCTCAAACCCTCACCGCCGCCCAGCAGGCCCAGGCCCGGGCAAATATCGGGGCGGGAGACGCCGACGCTGAGGAAGTGGCTGAATTAAAGAGCGCTGTTGTTAATAAAACGGAAATGGTGAATTGCCAAACCATATCAATTCCTGCGTCAGCAAACCGTTGTGATATGGATGCGATTATACCGAATACAGAAATAAACTGGTATACTGGAGCAACAACCGAGAACACAAATAATTGCCTTTATTCAATTGATGTTAATCCGGGAGACATTCTATATATTTGGGCACTTAATCCAAGCAAAACTATTATTTCCGCGAAAGGGCTATCGTTTGCTACATACGACATAAACGGGAATCACACGCGGCAAGGCACAGGAACTTATTCTCACGAATACACAGTCCCTGAGAATGTTTACCGCCTTATAATTGCATTTAATCAAAATTGGGTTAATAGCGGATATAAATATGTCATTCTAATTAATGACAGTACGCAACCAACATCATATGAACCGTATGCCGATGCCC